GGTCGCATGGTGCCCTGTTTGCAATGCCAGCTTTAACCCAGTGTATCCGGTTAAGGGCGATAGAACATTCCATGCTTGTACTCTAATTTATACGTATTCGACTGTCAATCCACATCTAGAAGCCAATCCTGCAATTATTTTTTCTAAATTTTCTACTCTTTCTTCAAGTTCACTTACGGTATCTTCCTTTATTGTACTCAACGTATCAGTTTGTGATGCTGCATCACTTAGTTCGGCTGATATGTCTCTATTTTTTGATTGATATCTAAATCCAAATTTTAATCCATCAACATCATCAAACCTTGTTGCTCTCAGAATGGTGATTTCATTCTTAAGTTTAGAGATTAACTCATCCTTTTGGTCGATTATTTGCCTCAATTTGCATGAATTTTCACTCTCTATCTTTCCCATGTCGACTCGCACAATTTCACCTTTCTCCAATTTATCGTATACACTGGCATCAGCTAGAATCACTGATCCTGATTTGCCTGTTTTCTTCTCAATTTGAAATAATGAACTTAACACTCTAGCGTCTCGTTTTATGTCCATGTTCTCTAGCATCATTCTCATTCTATACAAATCTGATTCAAGATTCTTCACTGTTTCAATGGTAGTCATATACCGCCTATTCTTTTGCGCAGAAAAGAATTTTCCATTAATCGCTTCATCTACTGTTTTAGCTCTACCAAATACCGAATTTTTAACTCCAGACTCTTCCAGCATTGACTCAAACTTCATTGCAATGTCATCATGCAAACTTTTGACATCTGGGGTAAAGCCTTGTCCTCGCAATATTTTTCTGCCACAAATTGCGCCGTGGAACATGAGAGCTTCAAGATTAGATCCACTGATGCCTGAGTTGCCATCTTTGAATTTGAAATCGTACTGACACAGTTGTGATGTTTTGATTTCCCTTAATTCAGAATTCCTATAACTAAAAATATCTTTTTGTCTAATTTCTATTTCATGAATGACGGTATCGTTACCAAAACATAAATAATCTTGATCTACTTTTTCGTAGTTTGAAGCGTCAAATAAATAGTAAGATGATTCAATATTCTGTCTCTTTTTAAGATACAGCACTGTTTTATATATAATTTTCTGATTATTGTTTTTTCTCTCTTGTAATGGAAATGCACTAGTATCGAAAATCAGAAGTACAAAGCATAGAATGTTAACTACCTTCCTGGGTTGCACCATTCAGGCCGACAGTCTTTAGCTAACGGTCTGAATTTTAAAACC